TAAGCCAATAGGGTTCGTATCGCTCATAGTACATCTCCAAAATGTCCATAGTAGAAAGAAATGGTTTACCTACACTATAGTTATTAAAAGTCCAATAGTCTCTTGTGTCTAATAGCTTTTTCCAACCATACTTCTTATCTAGCTTATTAAACAAATCATGTAAATCAGGAATCTCAATAGAGAGGTTCTTATAAAACATCTTCATCTGTAGTAAATCAGCAGTAATCTTAATTGCCCTTCTAAATAGAAAATCGTTATCAATCGTTTCTCTTACTGTTGTGCGAGATACTTTAGTATAGGGATAAAGAATAAGGTTATAGTTTACGTTATTACCTTCTAAGCCAAACCTACCATTCTCTTTAATAAAATGAAATTCAGATAGTGAACTTAATACACCTTCTGATTGAGAAACAATTAAGTCAATAGTAACACCACTAGGACCTGATTTATTGCGTAATTGTTTAATCGTTACAATATTAAGGTCTGTACTACCTGGGTCAATATCTTTCTGTGTTTTAGGATATTCTGGTCCTTTGGTATTTTGGTTAATGAGTAAGTTAGATGATACAGTTTGCCAGATGATATTAGGCAGAAAGAAGAACTTATCTGTTACACCTTTAATCTTTTCTCCTAATTTTAAATGTTGGAGTTTCTTAGTAGGAACAGCATAAGGACCTTGTTGCATTGGGATCTCTTGACCTACATGTGCAGTCATAATAAGATAATGACTTGCTGCATTACAAACTGTAGGTAATTCCATAAGTAGTCTTGTTTTAGCAAGACCTAAGCGCATATGAATGGTGTTACCACCAGAATCTCCTAACTCATTCTTATCTTGAATATCTTCAATATCAGCAGTTTCAAACTCAGAGATACTATCTATTTCACCAAAAGTAGGAAATAGTGTATAAATGGGTTTATTCTCTTTATTGATAAAAGGTGTCTCTAGTATATAGTCTTTTTTATTTTTAACTTTCTCATTCTTTAAAAAATCTTTAAGAAGCTTATACCACTCGTTACCTAAGTGGTGTGTTTTATCTGTCACAGACCATATGCCTTCTTTAAAGATATCCATACCTTTAAAAACTTCGAATTTATTAGCAAACTCTTGTAGTCGAGTAAGCTGAATATTCATTTCTGTGTCATAGGTGTTAATGTAAGGCATTATACCACTTTCTGCTACCTTAGAAGCAGCAGATAAAACCATATAGTGTGCAATAGTACTTTTAAAGGTATTTCCTTTACCTGCGATAGCGGTTAAAACACCTAATCCGCCATTTAGAATATTTTCACCTTTTTGACCTTTAACATAACTTCCTGTAGGAATATCAAGTAAAGAACCAATATTGTAATAGATTTTAAAAGGTTCTACCTCTTGAAACTCTGGTTTATTCTTAAAGAGCTGTTTCATCTATATTCCTCCTTAATGAGAATGGTGATTGGTGTTTCCAGAATCATCAATTATAGTACCTGTAGCATGAATGTTACCTTTTACTTCAACATTACCATTGATAAACACAGTAGGAGTAGTAATGGTAACACTTTGACCAGCTACTACATTAACCGTTTTTAATGCATTTACTGTAACATCATCTTTAGTGCTATCTAGTTTAATGTAATTACCTTTTTTATCTTTGATTTCTAAGTAACCTTTTTTTGTGTCAATGGTAATATCATATTCGGTATATTCTCCATCATTCATTGCAGTATGTAGTTGGATATATTTATTACGGGTATCAATATCCACCCAATAGCTTGTTTTTTTATCAAAAGCTTTTTGGGTTTTACCACTACTTAAGTTACTATAGGCATAGTGAACCGTTTCTAAACGTCTTAATTCAGGTTCTCTAAAAATAGTAGTCCAGTAGTACTCGTCTACATTTTCGTATTTAAACAAAATAACAGTTTCATTAGCAACAACATCTGGTGCTGTTATTCGATTAGATTGACCAAAGGAGATCCATTTAGCTCTTAGGTAGTTAGTTGCTTTATGTTCTGTTTTAAAGTCGTTATTGTGAACACCTTTTAACGTTCCTTTTGAGGTTTTTTGATACTCTTTTATACTACCAGGTTGTTGGATATTAAGAACCTCAATAGGAGAGACTAGAATAATATCTGTTCCTGGTGGTTTATCCTCTACAACTATACCTAGTGAATAGAGTCTTAGTTTGCTTTCTTGCATTTTTACTCTCCTTTTAACTCTTTAAAGGCGTTAATAAGTTCATAAAAGTCATGTTCTACTCTAGAAGCTATTTTGTTACTTTGTAAATACTTGATGATTCTTTTTAACGCGTCATTGTAGTTTTGAGGAAAGTGCTTACAATAGGTATAGATATTAACTGCAGTAAGTGTTCTATTAGATAACTGAGTTGAGATATTCTCTTCTAAGTCTCTATAGCTATTGGTGTAGGTATTTAGGATATATAGTTTATTTACTGGATCATTGATAATACGTAATAGATCATAGTTCATAATCAAATAGAGCTCATTTATAAGCGCTACATTTAGTAGCTCTGGTTCCTTTTTAGGAATCTTGCTTTTTTTAAACAAAGAAAACATATATTGGCTCCAAAAGCTCCTTTGACCACTCAATGCTCAATTCTTTTATTTTTTAAAAAGAGAAGGAGTAGATGATGACAGTAGAACTTGACTTATGTAAAGAGATTTTAAAAGAGATGACTAAGCTAGAATTTAAAGAAAGTAGCATTCGCCAGATTCAGTATAGTAGTTACTTTATTGAAGCAGCAAATAAAGAAGCTCCTATGCAAAGAGCTTTAATTACAACAGTCTTTTTTAGGTTAATGGTAGATAGAGGAGACAAGTATATTCCTAAAGAGATTAAGTTAGGGTTAAATATGGCAAACGATGTATTAGGTTGGTTAGAAGACATGAAGCTTGTTGTTTTACCCTTTTTAAAACTTAATGAAGAGCGTTTCTTTGGTTAATTGTGAAAAACTCCTAGAGGCACTTAACCTCTAGGAGTGACCTTTAGAAATGGTTTGAAGTCTATTGGAGTAAAAAAGATGATTAATAATCGTAAAAAAGTAGAAGACTTTATTCTGAATTTTTTAAAAGAAGTAGAACCTACTTTATTTAACTACAATATCTATAAAGAACTATTTAGCAAAATGAGTGATAAAGACTTTCATAACTATATGACAGAGATGAAAGAAGGCAGACGCTATTTAGTTTTGTTTAAACCACCTTATGAAGCCAATGGAATAACTGTTGAAAATAACCTTAAAATAGCTGAAAAGTATGATTTAAACTTCTTTGAACACTTAATCTTTACGAATTTTGAAGATGATACACCAAGCTATAAGACACCTATTAAATACCTAGTTATCGATTTACCTGTTCGTAGACAATCTCAAAACCTAGTTAAAAAGATCAATATCCCTGAAAACAATAAAGTCATAGATGAATTAACCTTTCAGCCAACTGGTGAAAGTAAAGGTGCTAAAATCTCTTATCCTGAATTACAAGTTCTTCTTGGTATGGGACTAGAAGATACTCTTAATGAACTTATGCGATTTAGAGGTGGTGATAAAAATGGCTTTAACGTCTATAACCGTATGTTTATGCGTTATGGTTCTGCTAACTTAAGAACACTAGAAAACTACGCTACAGGTGTTGAATCAAGTAAAACACTTAAATCCTATCTACTTGCAATGCACATTAAAATAACTATATAATAAAAGGTAAATAGAGATGAGACACAAGACTTACCGTATCTATATAGACTTAGATTCTTTATTAGATACCCGACAAGGTAGATTAGCTCAGTTAGTAGATAGTGAAAAACTAGCTAAATACATTAATAGTGACGAGTATAACTTTAGAGAAAGTGATAATTTCTCTATAGTTGATATGGCTAGTTATAAAAACATAGCACTAGATGATAAAATTATAACTTATTCTACCATAACCTATATCCTTAATGTTATCTTAATTAAAATCAGTAACTTAGAAAAGCTATTGACACTACAAGGTGAATTTCGTATACCTGAGATTG